CCTGCTGCCGTAATGAACGCCTGAGCATCGGGGTCATAAGCAACCCCAAAAGAATAAGGATTTATTATCATCTTGTTCCGATTAAAGTAATTTTAAGACCAGTTGCTGTGCCGTTTCCGATTTGGTCAATGTCAATTGTTATTTCGGCATCATCCGCTAATGCCGTGTCAGATATAACCGCAGGAGTTGCAGCCGTTGTGCTTGTTTTTTCTGTATTGTCAATGGTTAGCTTAGTGCTTAGTATTGATGAACCGCCCTCGTTTATGTCAACGGTAAAAATAGAACCCGAAGCCTGTGCCGTTGTAAGCGATGCACGAACAGTTGTCAATGTCATTGCGTGAGGCATTCTGAATGTCATTTTAGCCGTTCCCGTTGTTAATGCTGTTGTTTCATCGCTTGTAGCTAATTGTATCTCAACTGGCAGCCTTTTATTTTTCCATAGTGATGAAGAACTTTCATATAAAAGCGCATCATTATTTGCAAGTGTCAAAGGATTTATGCTTACATTATGCAATTCATCAAGCTCATAACCGTTGTCAATTTTAACGTATATTTTTCCATTAACAGCGTGTGCATATTCGACATATCCAATTCGAACCTCGTGGATTGGTGCGCTCGGTTTTACGTTTGTTATCGCTCCAAAAGTAGTACCGCTCAAATAAAGTGAGTCACCATCTGCCCACGTTTCGCCCTGTAATGAACCCGTAGTGTTGATATTTGTAACCTGACCAACTGAGCAGATAAAACCCTCTTGATTGCCTGCTATATTTTCGCAAACAATACCCAAAGTACCAGCGCTATTTGCATCGTTATCCGCTTTTGCAAGCTTAACAGAAAGCCTTTGACCTGTTGCGCCTGCCACGATAACAACTTCATAGCCTGCCTTTGTGAGATTTACTAAAGGAGTTGTTTTATTTACTACTCTTGCGTGAATATGCTGACCCAAATTTGATATTGTGTTCCCACCTTTAAGTCCTAAATTTAAAGTACCTAAAGTGTTACTCCATACTAATTGACCCTCGCCCGCCGTGTCGGTTGTCGCAAGGTTAAAATCAATTTTATCTGTATTTAAAAGGTCGTTATTGTTTAGGTTTATGTCGTTAGCTCCTGCGCTATTGCCAGCAATTAAGACCGTTGCTAAATCGTCACCACCGCCCCCGCTTAACTCAAAAAAAAAAGAGGTCGAAAGTAAAGCGACTAAATCAAAAGCATTGCCAGAAAAAGCAACTGCAGCAGCTGGCTCGACCTGAGTGTTAGCAATCTGACTTGCAAAAAGCGAATGCCATTGATTAAAGCCAAATTTTACGATAACCTCGTCCGTTCCTTTTACGTCTAAGGCATTGACATTAACAAAAACCTTTTGGATATTGCCAGCGGCATCCGTTAATACGACGTTGCCAGTCGATTGTTTTACTATGTTCATTGGTAAAAAATTATATTAGTTGAAGTATTTTTTTTCGTCTCGCACGTATGGCAGTGCTTGCCAGTCATATTGAAATAGCCACATCCGCAGTTTGTATGGCAGTGCCCACAATCGTCCTCGCACGGGCAATTTTTAGCGTCAAACAAAGGCAAAAGCGCCTTATTAGCACAAAGGAAGTTTTCGATTAAAGGCTTTAAATTGTCAATCCTTTGCATCATATTATCTTGCAGAAAGCGCACACCATTAACCCCTGCATTTTGAGCGAACTCGCTGTCGTTTTGATAAATGCCTTTGCTGCTCACTTGAATTGTCAAATAAGGCAATACCTCATAATAAACAGCATAAGCAGTATATCGAAGCAAAAAGCCAGTCCAGAGCGTTTCATATATCGCAGGAGCAGGAGCAATAAACTTATTGACAATTGCTCCGACTGCAGGGTTGTAATTGCTCTCTAAGGGATTCTGTTGAGCGATCATGTCATCATATAGAGCAACGCCCAGAAGTGGCTGTAAAAAGCGCTCTTCGCTGTCCTTAATGTGAGGGCTTATTTGATTAACATCGAAACGAGCCGTAACTGGAGCAGGTCTGTAAATGCCCGTATTGACTACTTCGCCCGGCTTAATTAGTGTCTGCATTTTCTGTATTGATTTGCTCTTGTTCTATTTGTTGAAACCCTAACTCCGCTCTCATTTCGTCAACTGTCAAAATATCTTTTATCGGAATATCGCCCGCAAAAGATACTGGCATTGGTTTCGCTATATCGACCGCAATATTTGACCAGTCATAGCCCAACCATTTTGCAGCGTCTTGGATAACTGGGTTTAAAAACTTTGTAAGGTATAGCCTTTGCATTGGGCGAATAACAGTATTATAAACAATATCGAATTCAGATCGTATCTGCTGATTTGTTCCTAAGCTGCCAGCCGTTCTTAAGCCCGTTAGCGATACCGACCACCTGTGAGCCGCAATAATATTAGTCTGAGCCATATTTTGCAGGTTCAAAAATTCGCCCTCATTACTGCTATTCAAAATTTGCACGTCACTTTTATAAGTCGGATCTCTTAAAGCCTGAATAAACATTTTAGAGTTGTTCCCGGTACCGGTAAAACAATCTTTCATAGCCCTAACTACTTGCTGAGCTTCCTCTTGATTGGCTGAGCCAAAGAGCGAAATAATAGCAGAAGGAGTAAAACCGTTTTCGAATTTTGATTGATTAAACTTTGGAATCCTATATTCGAGCTCCGCCCATATCTTTGCGCTTACCCAGTCAGGAATGCCCCAATAAACCAAAGTCGGCTCATAATTTTTCAAGTGAACGATTGACTTTTCAACACCTCCGATTTTCTCAAATACAGGAAAGATAGGTAAGTCCGTCACATTTTGCGGAGTGATCTCCCACGCCTCTTCGAATTCGTCCGACACACCTATATGAGTAGGATAAATGCTATCTTTTGCAGCCTTTCGAGGTCGGCACCAGTTAATCGGTAAGCAGCGCAAATAATACTTTTTTGTCTGACCTACTTTGATCCTTTGCACTTCAATAAAGGCATTGCCAAAGCTTGCAAAATCTTTGCAAATTTTAGCCGTCAACTCCTCGACATTCAACCCCTCTGGAGTCAATAAAGTAAGCCAATCATTTAAACTCTGGATCTGCTCTTCGGTTATTTCCTGAGCCTCTGCCTTTGCTGTCTTTAAACTTGCAAGCATTGACATAGTTGCCGCTGGTACCGTATAAAAGCCATCTCCGCCGAAATAATTAACTTTTTGCTGAATTATGCCAGCAGTCGTTGGGCTATTATTACAAATTGCCTGCAATCGGTCAAGCCTGCATAGATCATAAGTTGAAAACGGTACATATTCCCAGACCGTCCGATCTAAAATTTCTTTTGACGGTTCTCTGAAAATATCGTCAACCTTAAACGGGTGCACTCCCATATTGAGAGAGCCCCACGCATAGACGTCTTGTTTTGGCTTATTTTCGCTCGAAATAACGGCTCTTCTTTTACTCATTGATATTATCTGTCGATTCTGCTTTAAAGTTGTCTACTGGCTTATTTTTAGGCTTTTTGCCTACCAACTCAACGCCCTTGAAACCTATATGGTAAAGGTGCTCGAGCTGCTCATGAGTTGCCTTTGACAAATGTACGGTAAAATTTGTATTATAAACCGTGCAATCGATGAATTTTTCTTTTACTTTAAACATAAAAACAGATTTTTAATTTAAAAAAGGGAGAGGATAAACACCCTCCCCCTCCGTATGAATTCCCCAAAATCCAAAAATTAGACTGGAATAGTAACAGTTGAAGCAACTGGAATCGCTTGGACAGTACCTCTTGACGTCAAAGTAATAGTCGATTGGTTCTGGTCGTTAATCGCTGTACCTGTTACCGTTTCAAAGTTAGTCAGCTGAGCAGGGTAAGCAATGCCCAAAGTTGTCAAAGTGTCTGGAGCGCCCCACAACCAACGTGTGCCGTTGTTCTCCTCATGGATTACGATAAACCCACAGCAACAATCTTGCAGCTCCTTAATTGCCTCTCTCGTTGCCAAAGCGTGGCAAGGAAAAACAGCAACCAAAGTTTGAGTAATTACAGTATTACAGTTGGCACGCTCGCCAGTTTCTGTAAAGTTGGCAGTTTCTTGGTAAGGTTCGAACTCATAAAATTTAGTTGCTCCTACCATTGTAATTGTGTCAATTTCGCCAGCTGTGATGTTCAAAGCGGATACATCTTCTTTCGAAGCGACCCAAAACTTTGCCAAACCACCAGCACAGGCGTTTGCGCAATCTATTGTTAAACCTGTTGTTAAACAGCTCATAGTTATATTTTTATTTAGGTTAAAAAATTAGTATGCAACCGTAATGAGGTCTGAGTGCTTGTAGTTGAAACCAAGATAAAATCTTGATTTTACTTTCAATTTTTCCTCTTCCATATCGTGCCAAGCCATTGCCTGATTGATCGGATTTGCAATGTCAGTTCCCAAAACGAAATTTGTTCTCTCAGTGTAAAGCACAAAGTTAGCATCCTGAACATTTAAGTAGCTGTCTGCATATTGCTGCCAGTCGTACATTGGTTTTACCTCAATACCGTTAAAAGTCAATCTTTGAGCGCCATTAGTAAGGAGTGTCAAGTGAGCCGCTGAGCTTACGCCGTTGTTTTGTAGATCCTGCAGGTATTGACGGTAAACATTAGCCGAAACTAAGAAAACTTTTTGAGCCTCAGGAACTGCTGAAAGTACGTTTGTGCTATTTTCCCAAACTGCAGTAAGTAGGTCGATACCGTCACCAGCGCCAAGCGGAGTGCCTGAGTTTGAATTGATATAAGGTACCAAGTTATTTGCAACCAATTGTGGAATATAAACCGACCACATACCGTCAGTAATATTTACAGCATCGTCAACGCTTGCCTTGTTACCAAAGAAAGCAACTTTCAACATTTGTTTGCGGAGAGCCTGAACCATGCGAGTCATTAAGATCTGCATAAAGATAGTACCCTCTAAATTGCTGCTTTGAGTGCCTGCCTTAAGCTTTTGCTTATAAACAGTACCGACAAATTCGTCATAACAAAGCTCCAAATTAACTTTAATTTCGTCAACTTCGATACATCTTTCAAACAAGCCGAGTGCACCCTTTGGAGTCCATCCGCAACCGCCTGACAGCTGCATAATATCCTCCATAACGCCAACGTAGCCAATCTGCTGCTTATTGTTTACGAGTACCATTGTCTCGAAAATATCTTCAATTTCAGCGTCAAAAAATACTGGTTTGAAAAGCATTTCCTGCGCTTGAGTGCCTACAAGTCCGATTCTGAACTGACCAGCTTCAAAAGTTGCCATATATTTTAAATTTTGATTTGTGAGTTAATAAATTAAACAAGTGTCCAAGTTACTGTTAAAGTAATAGAACCTCCGTCGCTTACAAAGTTAATATCGCCAGTCTGAGCACCTGCTCCAAGATTGCCGTCAGCAACTGCAGACAAAGTGTATTTGTTGCCCGGAAAGATTACGCCTGCAAAAGCTGGAAGCGTCGCAGTCAATACGTCAGCAACTGGAGTAGCACTTGCCACATTCAAAACTGTAAAGCCAGTATTATGAAGTTCAACTTGGAAAGGAATGTCGGCACCGTCTGGAAAAGATCCAAGAGCAAGAGTAGTAATACCAAGCGCACCACCTACAGCTGAAAGAGAAAGAACTGGATTAGCCAGAGCCTCAGTGTCAATTGACAAGCTTCCGCCATCATAACTAAAGCTGAATTTCTTTGTACAATCGCAGCCGAGTAAATCGCTTTCTCCGATGCTGATTTCGATAATTACTGACCAGTCAGAACCATTAAGCCCAGTTACATCAAGTGTAAGCTCGTCAACTAAACCAGTACCAACTGCAGTAACAAAATTACCTTGTCCATCTGTGATTTGAACTTTCACGTATTTTGTATCGTAGTCATCTGTTGGAGTGTTAAACTCGATTGTAGTGACACCCATTGCAGTTGTCATATCTAAATCAAGCTGAATATCGCAGCAACCTCCGCAATCCTCAATTTTTAGGATCTCAGCATTGGCAGCATTAGCCAGTGGATTTGTGCGAGCGAAAAAGAACTCCTCGCTGTTCCCCTCTTGGAAAAAGTTTTCTTTATTGAATGGCATTTTATGTTAATTTTTGATGAGTGAGTTAATAAATTTTGAAGCCTGCACGATCTGGTCCTGAGTGAAACCGATTTCCGCAGTTTTTTCCGCTTTTACGTCGCTTTTATAGCTAATTTTCGCCTGAATTTCAGCCTCCAAAGCTTCGAGTTTTAACTGTTTTTCCTCGAGCTGTTTGTCCAGAGCTTCGATTTTTGCCTCTAATTCGGCTTTGTCGTCGTTCTTTACTTCCTCTTTTACCTCAATGGCTGGCTCTTCGGCTTTGTCCTCAACAACGGGAGCCGTCTCGACTTCCTGCTCAGTTATTTCTGCCTTGAATCCAAACATATTGGCAAGCTGCTGGAGAAAAGTCTTTTTTTCAACTTGCATACTGTTTTTGATTTGATTTGGAATGTTTTTAAATTTTGCCTCCGCTCTTATCATTGCGTAAGTCTCTTCATATATAGAGTTATCCTCTTTTTTCTCTTCGACTATCATATCAATAAAACCCATCTCGAGAGCCTCATCTGCCGTAAACCATGTCTCGGCTGCCATCATTTTTTTAACTTCCTCCAGAGTCTTTTCTTTGCTGCCTCCGATTAACTTTCCTTTGCTTTCGAGCTGAGCTGTATAAATTGCAGCCATTTGCTCGTCAAACATTTTCAAAAGCTCGATAGTCTTTTCCAGTTCCATTGCATTGCCCTCAACTCCGCCCCAACTATTATGCATCATAAAAAAAGAGTTTTTAGTCATCTCCTTTTTCTTTCCTGCCATTAGTATAATAGTCGCAGCGCTGGCAACAATGCCAATACCTCTTGTCGTGGTCTTACCGGGATACAAAGCAATCATTTCAGAGATTGCCATACCCTCTATAATAGATCCGCCTGAGCTCGATATATTGATAAGCACATCCTGACCTCCTGCCTCATTTAAAGCCTTTTTTACTGTGTCTTTCGTCTCAGCATCTTTGCTGCCAATAGTGCCGAAAATATTTAATTCAAACATCATTTTATGATTTTAGACAAAGTTATTTTCATAAGCGCTCACAAAAAAACGATAAATAAAAAAACCGCCACTTCTCCCAAAGTGACGGCTACAAAAAAACTGACAAGCAAACAAAAGTAAACAAAATTTTATATCCAGCGAATTATTGTTTCAAAATCATAAACCCAAAGCCCATATTTTTCAATTATCGAAATAAGAATCTCCGCATATTTTGGAGCTGTTGCATAGCCCGCAGCTTTTAAACCACAAGCCCACTCTTTATAATTTAATCGATTAAGCTTTGTTAAGTGCTTATATCTTTTTGTAGTTAGGAGCTTTGAATGATCTCGGTATGATCGCCAAGCGGATTTATAAACCTGAAACTTATCTCTTGGAGTATCGTCTTTGTAAATCGCAAATTTTCCATTCCCTCTATGCTTAACTCCAAAATGGTTATTGTGCTTTTGGCTTAGTTCTGATCTGCCTGCATTGCTTTCGATTATTCCCTGAGCTAAAGTTATTGATATAGGAATATTAAAAAGCTCTGCCTCCTTTTGCGCTGTCTTTAAAAAACGTTTGATATACTTTTCGATGTGCTCAGGAGCGGGAGCTCTTTTAAGTGCCGGGAAAGTTGAGGAAGTCAAGAGCAAAACTGCTAATAAAAAAATTATAGCTTTCATATCATTTTTTTTTATCAATTAACAAAATTAAACCGATGCCGAGACAAAGCCCTCCGACGAATGCAAATATTAACATTGTATATAATTTTTCGAGTGTTAAACCAAAAATAAGCCCTATTGCCAAGTTTATAAGGCTCACTAATATAATATGCTTAAGGCTCATAATTCGCTGTAAAAATGATATAAGTCCAGAACCTGCTCCTTTGTCCTCCTGCAAATAAAAGCATCTTTAAAAGCCCTTTTAATTGACGTGAGGCTAACTTCCGCCTCGAATAAATCAGAGTAAACATACATAATCCGATACCAGTCTTTTGTTGCCTCTACCATCGCAGTGTCAAGCGGCATGACTGCCAGATGTTCCGCTCTAATAAGATCAGGATTTTTTGTGCTCATTATCTGGATGCAATAAAAAGTATCTTGCTCCTGAGCCAGTGCGCTAACTGAAAGCGCTAAAATAAAAAATAAAGTTTTCATAAAAATAAGGTTTTATAAAGTAAAAAAATTAATATTCAATAAATTGATCTGGATCTGCATAATCTCTAAAGTCCTCGTATGCATCGAAAAGCTTTTCAAAAATTAGATCCTCGATTTGCTCAGCTGTTTTTGTTTCGAGAAAATCTGCCAGCTCGTCAATCTCAAAGGGCACTCCTTTAATGTAAGCCTTTAAAATTTCGAAATAAGCATTTGTTGGCTCGTCTAATAATGTCGCAGGCTCAGCAGGATAGTAATAAGCAGAGACATTGACCGTGTGCTCGATTCCTTTGCTGTCCTCAAAATATAGGACGATGTGAATAAGGTTTGTCATAAAATAAGGTTTTTGTTGTTAAAAAATTGCAGTTGGTCGGATACTGCGCCCCGATAATTTCAAGATAAGATTTGAACTTATATTGTCCTCCGTTGCCTTCGGATATCTTCTCCAGTTAGAACACTTGAATTTATTATTTAGATAACCCATCGACGTAAAACCAAAAAAGATTATTGCCAGATAAACCTTCTTTTCTTGAAGACTTAATCAAGTTATTTATATCACTTGCTTTTGGCTCAGTTGCTTCCGCAAATGTCAAAGCATTAAAAAGCTGTTTAGCTTCTTCAAAAGCTAATTGCATACGGGTTACAAGGTAAGAAAAAGCAGACTCAGTTACATAATAGTTTTCGCCATTATAACCATAAGCAAAATTATGATTTTCAGATATTAAGCCAATTGGCAAAATAGCTTTCATTGATTGCTGACGAATAGCTTTCATATCTGATTGTGTTTTTGGTGAGTGAATATTAAACTGTGGCATAATCTTGAATTTTTAGTTTGTTACTTGTTGCTGTTCCAATTATTGTATTACAAAAGTATAACTTAATAATCATATAAAAAAGATTTTTGAAAAATATTTTTCCAGAATCTTACTTTTTTTTTCATTTTACCTAAAAATCGAACCTATTTGGCATAAAATACCCCGAATGATTGCTCAAAATGTTATAAATCGCCGTCTCCTCAACTGGTAAAACCTTTGTCAATTCCGTAACTGCCACCGCCTTTTTATCGAATCGCTCCAAATATTCAGGGTACATCTTTATAACTACATACCTATTTATGACCGATTGCCTTACAATATTATACTTTAGCAAATAAAA